CGATGAGGCTCCGCGAGGCGCCGACCGGATCGATGCTCGTCACCTGCGGGATCTCGGTGAAGCTTTCCGGGGCGCCGCCATCACCGCGATAGAGCTTGGTGCCTTGGGTTTCGAATGTGTCGGCCATGCTCAAGCCTCCTCATGGCTGATGATGTAGTCCTGCAACTTGCGGTGCACTCTCGTCTCCTCCTCGAAGACCTCGAACTCGTTGTCCAAGGTCACTGAGCCGACGACTAGATCACCCATCGGGCCGGCATAGCCGTCGAGCGCGGCGCGAACCGCGCTGGCGATCGCGTCCATCGTTTCGTGCGTATCGGCCCAGCTGTTGATGCTGACACGCGGACGTGCCCTGCCGGCGCGCCCTTTGAGATTGCGCACCCTCACGCCGGAGATCTGCGCATAAGTGATCGCGGGATAAGTGGGCTTCTGCGGCAAGATTTGCGGATAGATGCGCGCGCCGACCAGCGCCACGATCGAAGGCCGGGCGAGCAGGAAGGACCGCAGCGCTTGGGAGATGGTCATGCTTCATTACTGCCCTGCCGGCGCAGGCCTGGCGTAGAGGTCGAGACCCTCTCGCCGGCCAAGCTCCCGGACTTCCTGGATGTCGAACAGCTCGCCGCGATAGGTGATGCGGTTCAGCACCGTCACGTCAGGCCGCCAGCGAATGCGGAACAGTATGCGTCGGTCTTCAATCGTCTGCTGCGAAGCGAAGAACTCGCGTCCCGATTGCTGCTGGACAAAAGCCCACACCGTCGCCAGCTTGAACCAGTGGCCGATCTCCTCGCCGTCGTCGTTCTGGATCACCACCTTCTCGAGGATGGCGATGCGCCGATCGAGAGAGCCAGCGCGCACGAGCGTCAGGCCGAGGTACCGACGAGCACGACATCGTAGGTAACGTCCGTGCCGCCGGCGCCGTTGCCGACCTTGAGAAGATCGGCGGAGTCCGCAGTCACAGGCCATCCAGCTCCTGGAGCCACGAACAGGGCGGCACCTCCGGGCGGAACCGCAACCGTGTGAGTCGCGCCGCCGAATGGGCCGACGAATTGATTGGAACTCGCGCCGCCCACGACGACGTCATTGACGTTTGCCTTGTCAGCGCGAAGCAGAATCGCCTTCACCTTGGCGAAGATGAGTGCCGCTCCGAAAGGGTCGGTGAGAACGCCGGCGAGATCGAGATCTTCGCTCGCCGATGCCGCAAGCGTGCGCCTGTCGGCAAAGATCCTGTCGGCCTGATTGGCGCCCGTGCCGCTCAGAAGCGGAATATCTGACGCGAAGGGCAGGCTGAACTCGTTCTCGCCAAGGTCGACCGCGCCCACGAGCTCCGCCGCGATCGCAGCGCGGATCGTCGCCCTGAGAGCCATGAAGGTCTCCTCTACGAGTTGAACGAGGAATGGCGGTAGTTCACCAGCAGATCAGCGACGGCCATCGGCAGCTCCGCCGGAGCCTGGCCGATGACGACGCTTTCACGGTTGGCGAACCAGTGGCCCACGACAAGCAGAATGATTTGCTTGATCGGCTCCGGCACGCTGTCGGCCGCGCCATAACCTGCAACGACGGTGATGCGCACCGCGTCCCGGCGGCAATACGTCATGGGCCAAGCGCTTTCCGTATCGGCCAGAGAGAGGAATGGGCCGAGCGCATCCTCGAGCAGATGATAATTTGCTGCGGCCAGGGCTTGCACGGCGTTATCGGTGTCCGAGTATTCGACGGTAACCGACTGCACAGGTCCGAACGGCAAACTCAAGCGCCGCCCATGGGGGAACCGGTCGAAGTCAACGCGCCAGATCTGGGTGATGAGGCAGCGGCCAAGCTCGCCGTTCCAGCCGTCGAGCTTCTCCGTTGCCGCCGCGATCAGGAATTCAATGCGGGCATCGCTGTCGCTGCCATCGACATGCAGATGATCCTTGGCTTCCGCCAAGGTGACCGGATATCCGGCGGGCACCGTGGTGCGCACCGGCTCCAGCATCTGGGGGCGCATAAACTAAGCAGTGCCTTCGGCCGGGCTGGCATGGACCTCAGCCGCAATCACCGTCGCATCTTGCGCCACCGGCTCCGCGTCGGCGCGATAGAGCTCGGCGATGGCAAAGTCGATGGCCGAATTCTGCGTGGCGCGGCTGGTCACGACGCGGAGATAGCGTTCCTTAGGGCGGAACACGTCGACGATTGCCACCTTGCTGTCGTCGCTGTCGGCGACGGTAGCCCTTGATCCCGCCAGATCCGCGGCGTCGGAGAGATCCGGTAGCGCGCCTTGCTGCACCTTGATCGAGGTGATGGCGCCAGCGGTAATCGCCCCGAAGCCGACCAGGAAGCGCACGGCGTCGAAGCCGGCGGCATCCACGATATCGCTGCTGACCTCGGTGATGCCGGCAGCCACGGTCCAGCCGGAACCGTCAGGCTTGAGACGGACAGTCTTCACTGCATTGGAGAGATTCTTCATCGGTTATCCCTTTCTCTTGGAACTGGCCGTTCGGGCCCGCTGCACGGCTTGTTCTGCCCGAGGCCGCACGGCTGTTTCGGCCTGCTCCACGCGCACGGGACGGGCGAGCTCCCGCTCGATCAGGCGAATGGCGTCTTTATCGGGAAGCTCGAGCGTCTCGCCGGGCTGATAAGCCCGGCGCAGCGTCGAATAGACGGCGAGGAGTTCGACACGCATCACGGTTACGGATGGGTCAGGCGCTTGACCGCGTTGGCATCGAGCAGCTCGCCATCGAGGCGGGTGAAGCCGATGAAGCCGGTCTGGTCATAGTCGGCATAGCGCTCGATCAGCCGCCTGATCGAGAACTCGTTGACCATGCGCACGACGTAGCGGTTGAAGGCGCCGAAGATGACCGAGCGATTGCCGGTCGCAATCGAGGCCATCGCCTGGTTGATCGAGTAGGGATAATTGAGGATCGTGGTCGGGCTGCCGGTCCGCACGTCGGCCGGCTGCCAGATATAGCGGCCTTCGCCATCCTTGAGCTTGCGGATCGCCTTGAGTGTGGAGTCGTTGAACATGAAGCGGCAGCTCGGATCGGTGCGGTAGGCGGGATCGACCGCATGCTCGAGCTCGATCAGATCGTCGAAGGTGATGGCCGTGGCTGAGGCAGCGGTGAAGCCTGCGGCCGCAGCGGTGACGATGCCATGCGGCTTCGAGGCGCCGTCGCCAATGCTCGTGTGCTTGTTGCCGATGCGGGCGATCCGCTCGGCCATGGCATTGCGCACGACAGCTTCGACATCGACCGCTGAATCCTGCAGGAGCTCTGAGGCGACCAGCACCACGCCAGAAGTATACTTGTAGGCCTCCAGGTTCTTGGTGCCGAAGCTGATCTCGGCCAGCGCCACTTGGGTGTTCTCGGCGATGAGCGCGCCCTCATTCGAGGTGTCGTCCATCGTGGGCCAGGGGATCGAGGCGCCGGTTGCGGTAGTGAGAAAGCGGGTCACGCCGGGATCGAGCATCGGGCCCCAAGCCTTCAAGGCGACCACGAGCTCGGCCATGAAGTCTTCGGGCACGAGATATCCGCCCTGCGTGCCGACGGCCACGCCTTGCGCCCGTTCCTCGGCGCGGACGAGGAGACCGCGTTGCTCGGGCGAAAGGCCAGCGCTGCCATAGCGCAGATAGGCCTGGAAGGCCTTGCGCCGTGACTCTTCAAAGGCCTTCTCGTCATTCCCCTTCTGGGGCGGCGTCTCATAAGACGGCCGGCGCGGATCAGGACGATTGAGAGTGGCCTCGCGTTCCTCGAGCTTGCGCTTGCGTTCCTCGCGCTCTTCGATCGCTCTCGCCTCGACCTCGACCTCGTCGTAATCGGCCATGATCGTGTCGTACTCGGCCTCGATCTCCTTGGCACGGGAGTCGTCCATGTCGTCGGTGATCTCGTCGAGCTTGGCGCGGGCGTCGGCCACGAGCTTGGCCTGGCGCTCACGCAAATCCTTCAATTTGTCCATGGGTTGGGCTCCATCTAAGGGAAGGGCGCGTCATCCGACGGGCCGGTAGCGCCTTGCCCAAGGGCGGGTTTCGAGGGCTTCTCCCAAGCTGCTAATGCCGGGCTAGATTCCGCGGCGCTTCAGATCGAGCTTCTTGCTCAGACGGATGCGAAGCGAGGCGGGAAACAAAGTCTGCTTTCGGGCTTTCGTCTCGCGCCACTCCTTGAGCGAGCGGAGTGCGATGTCGGTGCCGTCATACGCCGGCATGGTGACGATCGAGACATCGAACAACCTGACTTCGTGCAGGATACGGAGGGGAACGTCACCGGACTCGTCCCATTCCTGCCGCACCGGCAAGAAAGCGAACGACATCTTGTCGAGGTCGCCGCGCTTCATCTTGGGCACGATGCGCTTCACGTCCGGGTCCAGCGCATCGAGCTCGGATTCGATCCTGAGGCCGATATCGTCCTCGGCGAGCTCGAGCGTGCCGGAGCGCGTTCGCGCCAGCGGCAGATCTGCATGCTCGATCAGGAAGGGGACGTCATCGCGGGCGATCGCCTTGGCGAAGGCCCCAGGCCGGATGACTTCTCGAAAGAAGCCGCCGATATCGGCCTCCTGGTCGAACAC